ATCGTGCTGCCATGATATTATCCTCTTAGAAAAGAAAGGGCCCCGAAGGGCCCATTCGATTATGCTGCTACTGTGTCAGCAACTTTAGCCCAGACTAGGTGCTCATCTTCCACACGGACTGCGCCGTAGGTTGACTCACAATAGATGCGCCATGCGAACGATACACTTGGGTCCTCAGCAACGCGAGCTTTCATCTCACGATTCATTTGGAAACCAATTGCACGTTTAGTCATAGCGAAACAATCTAGCTGGTCTGTGTCAGGAACATTCAACAATGTTGAAACGATCCAAGTGAAGCCCATCCAGTTAGGCACGATACCATAGCGTTGTAAAGTCTGCGCCTGGACATAATCAGCACTAGTCTGCTCAGTCAGTTGCATTAACTTACGAACTTGCTTAGGACCTACAACAAAGACTTTAGGAATCTCAGGATCAATGTTGTTGTTCATGAATACTTCTTGAACTTCAGTAACCATGTCGAAGCTGATCTCAGCCGCGTATGCGGTGCCACCGTTACCAGTAACAATCTGCCCAGCAGGTACTGCATGAGTGGTTGAACCGTCACCATCAAGAGCAGCAGCTGTAGCAGCTGTGATGATCTCGTTGTCCCATGCACGTTTCATACTGAAGCCGAGAGACATTGCAAGGTTGCTGTTTGGATCAACAAGCATCTGCACGATGTCAGCGTCTTCAGAAGAGTCAGCGTTGTGGAAGGTCTTGGCGACAGACAAACGTCTTGACCAAGGTGTGTCAGCTACTGGTGTTGCAGTCAGGCGAGTTGTTTTAGCAACTGCTTCACTTGAACCGATACGTTCCCACGCATGATCCTTACCAGATTCAGAACGCTCCATTACATGAGAGCGGAGTTTTGTTTCGGCCTGTTGAGCCAGGTGGCGTAAGATACGTTCGAACGTACTTACATATACTTCATCTACTGTGTTAGCCATGAGAGAATCTCCTCTAGTTGGCAAAGTTAAATTAATAAGTGTTTGCGTCTAGAGTAATCTCACAGCTCAAGTCTGGAGGCCCGTATTGACTTGCTGGATACGCCAGCCACGGATTTAGGTGTAGGGCTATATAACAATATAGTAATCCTGACCATCAATCATACACTCTATTATACACCCATCCGTGGGCCAATGTAAACAGTCCGTAAGTGTTTGTTTTCGCTACGAAGAAGCTATTCTTTGCAGATCGACTACTTTATCCTTCAAACCAGCGTGTAATGGTGACGATGAGTCCCAGTATTCCTTCTTGTTCATGATCTCTTCAATCTGAGTATTTGCCTCAGCAGGAGACACACGACCATTGTCACCACCATCACCCTGGAAGTTCATCTGACGACTAGGATCTGATAAGGCTTCTACCATACCGTCCATCCACTTCATAGTGCCTGAGTCCATCTGCTTGTTAATGATAGCTTGTACCATAACATCAGGAGCGCCAGTTGCCTTAGCTAACTCAACGATGGCCTTAGTCTTACCGTCAAGACCTGAGCCCCAGTCTAACTTAAGAACGTCTTGGTCATCACGTGCCAATGTAGCTTGCGCGTCTAGTTGGCTGTTGTGCTGCTCGACTAGTTTCTCGGTTAGAGTCTTGAACTGAGTCTTATTAAGACCTAGCTCATGTGCCAAGCCCGTAAGTTCAGTAAGACCTGCTTTAGAGTTGTCATCTCGTGCTTCAGGTACTTCATACCCGGACGGTTCGTCAGGTCGACCAAGCTGGCGAAAGAACTCACCCATAGTTTCATCAGAAGCGCCTTCACCCGGTATGCGAGTCAAACCCGGTACCTTCTCCATAAGAGATGTATTGAACACGTTCATATCATCTACTGATGCATCTGGCCCTGGTAATCGCAGAGATCTTCCAACGTCTGCCTTCGTATCAAGATAGGCTTTGGCGAGTCCACCTGGATCCGCAAAATCAGCAAGGGCTTTATCTCCTTTGATTTCATCGGGCAAAGAATCACGCCATGAGGTAGTACCGTCGCCACCACCATCACCCCCAGCACCGCCACCGTCACCCCCGCCGTCACCGTCGCCATCACCTGACATATAATGTGTGCCATATTTTAACCTCATATTAAATCGTTTCATTTTGGTCCTCTTTCTCGCTAATGCGTTGTAGTGATTTTAAGTACTCGATGACTTCTCTGCCACCTAGTTTGTAATATGTATCATAGGGATCCTTTCCCTTACCTGATGGAAATTCTAGTTCCAACAAGTTAATCACCTTACTTCCTATGGGTGAATTCATAAACCTCGCCACAGTCTTAGCTTTGCTTCTGACTGCTTTGAGGGCATCCTCTTTGGTCCTGGATCTACTCATTACTGTACCGGAGGTGGAGCGCTAGCTTGTGCTGTAGCGCCTTCAGCTTGTGACTTGTTTGCATCACCAGCCATCTGCTGAGCTTGTAAATCTCGCAATCTCTTCTGCTCAGCTTCCATCTTCTTAACCTCGTCATCGAAAGTTTTCTCATCCTTAAGTATTTCTACTGGTGCACCACGTAACGATGCTAATAGACGTCCTGTCTTTTCATCATCGACAAGCATAAGCATCTTAGGAAACAGCTCACCTAAAGCTGCCATGCTATTAAGGTATCCCTCAATCGCAGTGATACGATCGGTACGCTGTGCACGCGCTAGTGGCCCAGTATACTCGATGTCGAAGTCGGCTTCAGCTAGGTCACCAGGCATCTCAGGTATCTTGCCTGCACGCCATAGTATGCGGAACGTACGTTCGATCATTGGATTAAGGAAGTCATTCTGAAGACGACCAAGTACCGGACCAAGCAGACGCTGCATGAGGTCAACGCGAGCGTTCACCTCTGTTGCAGACATCGCTGGGCTTTCTTTCAACTCTAACTGATCCACCAAGAATGTCTGTCGTATCCTGTTTCTCAGGTCTTCAACTAAAAGTGTCGATGCATTAAAGTTAGCTTTGCTTTCATAAGGTACAAGGTCGTCTATATTTCGTACTACTGTCAAGCCTGCCGCTCCGAGGTCTAAGTCACTTATCAGACCACGCTCGGTTGTAAGGTTGGCTGGATCGACTACCTTCTCTAAGGCTTGTAGTATTAATTCTACTAGTGCATTGAGTGTCATAACATCACTCAACGCTACTGTTGCTGGTGAGAAGCCCCACTGAGAGCCTGAAGCCTTTTGCCACCGGGGTACGTAAGCAGGCATCTCATAGTAACCACCTTCAACACCAAGTTCTTCGCCTGATGCACGTAGTATATACTTGTATCCGTACATGCGCTTCTTAGGTGTTACTTTCTTCTTCCACTTAGTATCACCCACATTCTTACGCGGGTATACACAGAAGATCACATCTATCTTCTCATCTACATTCTGTGCAGATTCAGCTTTATGTTTAATTATGTCAGGTACTTTATCACCGAACTTAGATACTAGCTGTGTGGGTGTCCATTGCAGTAAGCGATAGAAGCGCTCGACTTGGCGCTTGTGATCCATCTCAAAGTATGCTTCACGAATAGGTAGCGCGCTGAACTCTAAACCTTCCCAGGTTCTATCACTTACCGGTTCTTCAAATATTATTGTAGTACCAAACCCAGCTAGATCCAGGTACCCTTCGTTTACTTCCAGGTTGAAGTTGGATTCTTGTAGTGCATAGAATACGGCGTTTGATGATTCTTCTAGCCATTTGGCATTAGTAGTATTGGCGTTGAGTTCATCGTCTCTGAATTTAAGACTGAACCACCTGATAGAAGGTGATGTGAGAGCGCCATGCATTGATGATGCCAGAGTATAGCAGGCGTTTTGAGCCGTGCTATCGAATACTGTTCGGCCTCGTCGCCAATCGATCTGGCCTTCGCTTTGTTGTTCTTCAAAGAACTTACCTCCACGTATCGGCATTATGAACTGTTCTATTAAGTCCCATGTTTGTTCTACAGTCTTACGCTGGGACCATAGCGCTTCGAACCGTTTCTTTATATCTTCAGACTTCATGCTCTGCACCTTTAGTTAAATTTTCATCAGCCAGGATAACCTGGAGGTTAGCTTTACAATGTAACCCCGACACCAACTTACCGTTGAGTGGGATAATGTGGTCCACATGGTACTTCTTCCCTGTTTTCTTTTGTTTGATTGACGCCATCTTATACATTCTCTTAATTGCTGCTTTCTCACGCTTCGCCCAGGGTGGCGTATGCTCAGCAATCGTACTAATTCGCCTATCCCGTTTTTTATAGTACTTATCTTTATTGGCGCGGTAGTGTTTCCGGTTAGCCTCACGCCTGGCTTCACTAGCCATTACCTGCGCCGCTGACCTGATCTAATAACTTTAGGTTGTCTACGTTTGTGACGGCTACGATCTTGGAGTAAGGTATCCCCCTCTCCTGCGCCAAGCAGGCCATACTCAAGTGCCTCACATACGTGGCTATATCTGTTCTTGTCAGGTTTATCAGCATATCGCTCGCTATTGGCAACTTGAGCTCGTCTAAACTTGAATCCCCCGGCCAGACCCTTACGTAAGGTAATGCATTTCGGTCCAACGATAAATGCCGGCTCCCCGGTAACAGTGTAAGTGATGAGATTCTGGATGAGTGCATTACGGCGAATCTCCGTATCATTACTTCTATCTTCGCAGGGTTGTGCATCAATGCCCATGCTATTAAGTATGTCAAACGGCGTACTTTTGTCACTTTGTGCTCCTTCAGTTCCTGCTGGGTCACCCCAGATTTCAAATGAGTGGCCTTGGTATATACGTGAGTTCAACAAGCGCTGTAACTCTGGGCCGAATTGTAAGGCAGACATATCCTCTGTCACGAGCTCGTCTAAAGCCTGCCACTGACCTGATGCCGTACGTTGGAGGATAACGGCTGCAGGTGTCAACCCAAAATCCAACCCCACGTACAAGAGTGGCGACACTACTTCCAGGCTGGAATTTACAAAGTGTATATCGTCGTGGTACTGTGGGTAGACGGGCTTGCCGTCTTGCACGAAGCCGTAACGTCCGTGAACGTATACGTTTATCCATTCTTGGTCTTTGCCCGGTTGCATGTTGTCGTAGTATCCATCTGGGAGATTTTCGACATTCTCTGCCTCCTCACTCTCTCCGCTAGGTTGGTGGAATACCTCCCACCCTTTTGGCCTCTCTTCTTCGAAGAGGCGGTAGATCCAATGGTCTGTATCCGGAGGGTTCGTATCCATCCATACCCCGTACCACGTGGGTCCACCATCGCGCTTAGCTGGATAGCGGCCAATACGGCCCATGAGCATATCAAAGATTTGACGAGGGATATGACGACTTTCATTTACGAAGGCTCCGGTTAACTCTAAGGAGAGAAGCTTCTTGACATCATCAGGCCGATCTAACGCTCGGAATAGAATCTCACAATATAGTGTTGTACCGTCAGGAAGCTTTTCATTTATGATGTGGGTCATGTCACTGACCTTATACTCTCCGAGGTCTCTGGGTATCCAGTCGAAGAATGTCTGTATAGTAGTATCTTGTAACTCGCGGTAGCTGTTACGTATGACAGCAAAGCGTGTTTTACGATAGCCTTGCTTGTTGGGTTGTTGGGCTGTAGCACGTGCCAGGAGTTCCATAACACACGCTACAGATTTGCCACTGCCTATTGGGCCAATCAACAGACGGACAAATGCGTCACTGGCGTGGAACGAGGTAGCTGTTCGAGTTGCTTCGTATATGACTTGCATTACGTCTCGTGTACCTCGTAGTCTTCAGTATTTATTAAAGTAGGTATGCGTGATTCAGGTGTTTGCTTGACAGCAGTGAACTCGTCTCTAGCAGCCATGCCACCTTGAGGTACTGCTTGTACACCACCACCGAAAGGTATCATAGCGAAATGGAAGCCAGCTGCGTTAGATGTATTCAGCTGTAAGTCTATCGCTTTGGTCTTAGGGAATCTAAACGCCAGGAGGTCTGCTGCAGCCGCTCGGCGTACGCCAGGGTCTACACCGTCTTCGTCGGTCATGATCTCAAAGCATACTTTGATGGGATCATCATATATAAGAGAGTACTTGTCATAGGCTTCTATGAATGTATCTCTATCGTCTTTGGTCTTTCGCATTGTTGGCCTCTGCGGTTTTGATGGTATAT